CGACCGCTGATTCTCATTACCCAAACCCAACGGCTTGGAATGACCGAGAGCTTTATAAGCGACTTGGTTGGCTTGGCCGTGGTAAACCTGAGTGGTTATCCGATAACCTTCCCACCTCTGTTGAAGAGATAGGCTATGAGCTTTATCCAAAGAACGGAGACCAAATGTGGGAGTCCTACAAAAAATATTCTAAAGAATGTGGAGTTGACTATGATGATAAACTTGTCCTTGAATCGATTGAGAGAACACACCAAATCGCTTTTGATCGTATTGAAGGGTTTCTGCCTGATGATACTGTCAGGTTACCTAACTTTGTGGTTCCTGCTGGATATACTGCCGACGATTATCTCCGGCGTCTAGCTAGCGAGGGTTTATTTTCCATGCTGAAACTCAAGTATAACTTGAGTTCTAGCAATAAATATAAACTGCGACTTGATCACGAACTCAAGGTTATAGCTGACCGTGGGTTCTCCAAGTACTTTTTAACAATGAAAGCTATCGTGGATAAGACAAATGAAATCCAAATCTCTGGACCTGGCCGTGGTTCTGCTGCTGGTTCCCTTGTTGCTTATGCTCTTGGTATTACTCAAGTGGACCCAATTCGTTATAACCTCCTCTTCTCGCGATTTCTACGCAGTGATGCTACTGATTATCCTGACATCGATTATGATGTATCTGAGCCAATGGCTTTGAAAGAAAAACTTATTGAAGACTGGGGAGACAATGTTGTTGTTCCTATCTCTAATTTTAGTACTCTTCAGTTGAAGAGCCTAATTAAAGACATTAGTAAATTTTATGACGTCCCTTTTGTTGAAGCTAACGCTGTTACAAACAAAATGCTTTTTGAAGCAACTCCATTAGCTAAGGCAAAGCACGGAATAAAAGCGGGTGTATATAATCCTACATTCGATGAAGTGATGGAATACAGCGAGTCTCTTCAGAAGTTCTTCTCTAAGTACCCAAAGATAAAGGATCATGTCTTGGGTCTCGTCGGTCAGGTCCGACAGGTATCTAGACATGCAGGAGGTGTGGTGATTGGAGAAGATCTGGATAAATACATGCCGCTTATTTCTTCAAAGGGTGTTCGACAAACTCCATGGTCTGAGGGCCAAAATGTCCGTCACCTTGAGCCAATGGGCTTTATTAAGTTTGACCTTCTCGGTCTTTCAACATTGCGAATGATTGAAGATTGTATTGGGTTGATCTTGAAGCGTCACCACGGCATCAAAGACCCTACATTTGAAGATATAAAGACCTACTACGATACCCACCTACACCCAGATGTATTAGATCTAGGAGACCAGAATGTCTATGAAAACATTTTTCACAAAGGACAATGGATTGGAATCTTCCAGTTCGCAGAACAGGGTGCCCAGTCCTTCGCCAAACGAGCCAAACCAAGATCTATTATCGACCTATCTGCTATTACTAGTATATACCGTCCCGGTCCTTTATCGGCTGGTGTTGATAAACAATATGTAGATGCCAAAGAAGATCCTGGCTCTGTTAAGTATCTCAACAAGATTGTTCGCGATGTTACAGAGGAGACACACGGCTTCCTTATTTTCCAAGAACAGATCGCTATGTTAGCTCATAAGCTTGGTGAAGACCTCAGCCTAGACGAAGGAAACCTCCTGCGTAAACTACTTACGAAGAAGGGAACAGGTAAAGGAAGTGAGGTTAAAGAACGGATACGCGACAAATTCATCCGAGGGTGTGGAGCTAAACGGATTTCGGAAAAGAAAGCAAACGCTCTTTGGACAACTTTTGAGTACTTTAGTGGGTATGGTTTTAATAAATCTCACGCTGTTAGTTATTCCATTATTAGTTATCAGTGTGCTTGGTTATGTAATTACTTTACTGCTGAGTGGACCGCAGCCTTCCTCGAAAGAGAACCAGAAGTCCGCAAAGAAAAAGCGATTAACCTTGCAAAACAGCACGGATTTTCGATCAAAGACATAGATGTGAATACCTCTGGTATGAGGTGGGAGATTCTCGATAATAACACCCTTGTTGCTCCTTTAACAACCATCAAAGGACTAGGTGAGAAAGCAATCGAGCAGATCCTTGCCAACAGACCATTCAAGACCGTAGAAGATTTTCTTTTTAATGAAAACATAGTCTACTCAAAGCTTAACAAGAAGGCTCTTGATGTCTTATGTCGTGCAGGTGCTCTGCGAGATCTCATTGATGACCGCTTTTCAGGAGATAAGCACTTCTGGTCAGCAGTGTGTGTAGATCGCCCAAGAAAGCTCAAAAATTTAGAGGAGAACATAGAGACATACTATCCCGAAGGAAGCTTTACAGAAGAAGAAATAATAACCAATTTGACCGATCTAACGGGTATTTTCCCTATGTCTAAGGTGGTTACTCCTGATGTCTTAGAGCGAATCGAAAATTGGGTTGCCCCTCCTTTATCAGAGTACGATCCAGACTTGGGATATGCTTGGTGCATCGTTCGCTCGGTGACCAAGAAGAAGTCAAAGAATGGCAGAAACTTTTATGTTGTTGATGTTATTGATTCCAACTCGGTTCTTACAAGAGTTCGTTGCTGGTCGATTAAGCCAGACAAAGACAAACTACACATCAATCGCCCTTATATGTTGAAGCCTAGACACAGTCCTGATTGGGGTTTCAGCACTTACGGAGCAGTCAGTAATTCATGGTTTTTGTTGGGCTAAACACTTGACAAATATTATAAATGAGTTATATTACTTAATACAATGGAGGAAAAATGAAAGTAAAAATCAAAAAACTACACCCAAATGCAGTTATTCCATCTTATGCCAAGAGCGGAGATGCTGCTATGGATTTGTATGCCACAGAGCGAGGAGAAGCAGATGAACATGGTAACATGGTGTATAAAACTGGACTTGCCCTGGAAATACCAGAGGGCTATGTTGGGCTTATTTTCCCAAGGTCTTCTATCTCAAAGACTCAGCACATGCTTAGAAACCATGTTGGAGTTATTGATTCTGGTTATCGTGGCGAAGTGATTCTTAAATTTGGTTGGTTTGACCAAGCCCCAAGACTTAAAGACAACATCTACGACAAAGGAGAGCGAATAGGGCAACTAATGCTAATTCCTTATCCTCAAGTGGAGTTTATGGAAGTCGACGAACTATCTAATAGTGATAGAGGAAGTGGTGGCTTTGGGAGCACTGGCCAATGAACAGAAAGCAAAGAAGAATGAAGAAAAAGGCTTTTAAGAAAGCCAAGGTCGATGAGGCGGCTTTCGAAAGGAAGCTGGGCCTCTTTGAACTCATCCCGGATGATTGCATGTTGTGTCATTCAGCATTTGATAAAACAGATAAAGAAATGGTTTCAACATGGCATGTAACCGTCAGGGAAAAGGAGAAGATGGTAAGAGTTTATTGTCCTTCTTGTTGGACCAAAGCACAGAATCTATTAAACGAGCTTGGGATCAATAACGATGAAGAACAAAAAAGAGAAGACTAAGAGGCTTGTATTTGATGATACAGACTCTAGACACGCACAATTAAAAGTCCGATTGGACTATGATGGGTTAACACAAGCAGAATTTTTTAGATCGTTCATAACTGGCTATCTTAATAAAGACGAGTTGGTTATGAACTTTATTCGTAAATACAAAGAAGATAAAAGAACTCAAAGCAAAAGAAACATAAAAATTATAATGAAAGACTACGAAACAGCCGAAGATTTATTGTCCAAATTTGGCATCGAACAAGACGAATTAGAGAATATTTTTGACTTAATCGCAAAAGAGCACCCTGATTTATAATTTTTAGTGTTTTATGATTTTACACTCTATTTATTATGAAAACATTTTAAGGAGATTTATAAATGGCTAAGAAAAAACTTTTGAATGAGGCAACCGTTCGTCGTTTTATGGGACTTGCTGGCATGGAATCAAACTTGGTTTCTAACAAGATTAATGAAATGGGTTACGGTAAGTACAAGCGTAATGATAATAAAGAAATGGAAGAAGGCTATGACAAGCCAGAAGAAAAGATGGAAGAAGACCTCAATGAAGAGGAAGAAATGCTACCTGCTGAAGAACCAATGGGCATGGATATGGACGCTGACATTGGCGAAAAGCCTGCTGAAGAGCCAATGGACTTGGAAAAGGGCGATGAAGGCGAAATGGACTTGGATCAAGACGAAGCAAGAGACATTGTCGATGCTGTAAAAACTCTTATGAGCCTATCTGACAAACTAGAAGCCCAGTTGGGTGATGAAGAAGAAATGATGGATTTGGGTGATGAAGAAGAAGAGGAAGAAGAAGCTGAAGAAGAGGAAGAGGAAGAAGAAGCTGATGAAGAGGCAATGCTCGAAGACGTTGACTTGCAACTCTCAGAAGAAGAGATTGTTAGTGAAGTTGCCAAAAGAGTAGCAAAAAGAATCTTGAAAGCAAAGAAAGCTAAGAAAGCACTTGATGAAGCTCTTGGTCGTACTCAAAAAAGCTAAATAAACAATCCTATATTAAATTGTAATTGAAGGACGGAGGTTGGTATCCGTCCTTTTTTTATTGGAGTTGCAATGGAAACAACATACTTGGCAATATTTTTCATCCTTGGGGCAATCGCCGCAACGATGATGTCACGTTTAACAAACCTGGGACAAAGAAGTTTACTTATGAGGAATACAATCAAAGATTGTTTAATTGTTATGGCCTCTTCTATACAGACAAATATAGAGGCTCATGAAATAAAATACAATGCCCTAGAAATAGCAGAAAAGCCAGAGAAGTACATCGAATTTCAAAGAAAAGTCGATAAAGGTCAAATAAAAGTGCTACAAAAAACGGTTATTAGGAACTTTATAGCCAGTATTCCACCTAGTTATAATTACTTAGTTGGTTTCCATGATTGGGATTCAGCAATGAGTTACTTAACAAAAGAAATCGAGAGGAAAACACATGATTAAAATAACAGAAAGAGCTTCCAAAGAAGAAGAAATCACAAAAGAAGAATTAGCGGCTATGCTATCACCAGCAACCGATATACGAACAGTCGCCCTTTTCGGGGATGTCGACGAAGAAAAAGCTAGTGATCTATGTATGGGCTTTTTGCTGTTAACTGATTATTCTCAAAAGCCAATGCCATATGATCCTATAACATTCTACATTTCAACCTATGGAGGCTCTGCTGATGAGATGTTTTCCATCTATGATATGATGTGTGTGACCAAAACAAAGTGCGAAATCGAAACAATTGGTCTTGGAAAAGTGATGTCTGCTGGTACCCTACTCCTGGCCGCCGGCACGAAAGGTAAGAGAAAGATAGGTCGTCATTGTCGTATTATGATCCATGCAGTGGCTGCTGGATCTGCTGGTGAATTGCACAATATTGAGAATGAAGTCAGATCAATTAAGCACATCCAAGAACTATATATCAATGCTATGGCAAAAGAAACACATATGACCAAAAGAACAATTCAAAAGCTTTTGGATCGAAAAGTAAATGTATACCTAACAGCAGAAGAAGCAGTAGAATATGGTATCGCAGACGAGATTATTAACTAAGGGGATTATTAAATGGTAGATAAGATTTTTTATAATGAAGCATCCGCAGCAAAACTCGGATGGACACCGGAATGGTTTGGAGCATATGACTTTGATGACAACCTGTTAAAGAAAATCAGAGCCTTCCAAAGAGAGCACGATCTAACGGCTGATGGTATGTGCGGTCCTACCACTTTCAGAAGGATCTGGGCTGTCCGTGAGGCCAAGCTTGAATCTTTCGAAAGAGCAGAGATAAGAGAAGGAAAAGCCAACCATATTATCTACAACAACAACTACTTTCCAATTGATTGGCACAAAGTTGTTTTGCCGTTTAATGCCAATGGCTTAAAATTGACCAAAGGTTACAAGAAGATGACCAAGCAACGAAAGCCAAAGATGTTCGTGTCGCATTGGGATGTGTGTCTTAGCTCAAAGTCTTGCTGGAAGGTTCTTAACCGAAGAGGGCTTAGTGTCCACTTCGCCATCGACAATGACGGAACCATCTACCAGTTCCTTGACATGAACCACATAGCTTACCATGCTGGCGGTAAGCACAATGCAACTACAGTCGGGGTCGAGATAAGTAATGCCTACTACCCAAAGCACAATCCGTGGTATGTCCGTCAGGGCTTTGGGGAAAGACCAATCATCGAAGGGCAGAAGGTCCACGGCAGATCAATGAAGCCATTTACAGACTTTTATCCAGTACAGAAGCAAGCCCTCAAAGCTCTTATGAAAGCTGTTCATGGAGCGATGCCTTGGATTCCTTTGGAATGTCCACTTGACAGCAACGGTGAAACGAGTTATTCTTTAGATGCTGATGCAGCAAAGAACAGATATAATGGCTTTGTCTCGCATTATCACCTTACAAAGCGGAAAATCGACTGTGCTGGTCTTGACTTGAAAACACTCTTAGAGGAAATTAAGAATGAAGATGACTAATGAATTGCTTGATAAGCTCATTGCAGAAGAAATAAACAGAATTGATGAGAAGCGAGTTTTAATTCGTTTGACGAATGTCCCAAGCGAAAAGAACATTTCCAAACTCTCTCAACAATTGGGACTACGAGGAGCCAATGCATTACCCGGGAAGGCCAAAAAAGACCAAGCTTCGGCTTTGAAATCTCTTACAAAAGCAGGAGATACAGACGGAAAAGATATTTCTGATGATGACATCGAAGCTGCCGTAAAAGCTGGTGGTCTGCCTTTGGATACACTGGCCTCAATAAGGCAAAAGTCTGCTCTTCCAAAACTTCCTTCTGAAATAGAAGCAGAATTCGAGAAAGCCGTTTCTGCCGTAGACGCCGAAGCAGGAGTGGTAACGGATTCAGAAATGCTAAAAGTAACCCCACTTGATGTTCAGCAAGTGCAGTCATATACATTTCCTCGTGTCATGACCTCGGATTCCAACATCCAAAAGGGTATTTTCCTTGGAAGCCAGAACGAGTTAATGAGATCAATTTTCTCAAAGGGAACCATTAAAGGTCGCCTTGAAGAGATGTCTGAGATTTCACAGAAAGTTATGAGAGCAGAAGCTTCTGATGATAATGCGAAGAAGTTACTGCAATATGCGATGTTTATAGATTTGTGTAATTTTTACATAAACGAGAGTGATACACGATCTGGTGGTTATTTGTTTGAAGCATTGTGTGCTCAAGTTTGTGGCGGTATTGTTGGCGGAGGAGCAAACGGTGTAGCTGATTTTGAAACCGCTGCTGGCTCAAAAGGAAGCTCCAAACTTTACAGTGACTGGGCGGGAATCAAGCAATCAGTAAGTGACGAAACTTGGAAGGCCGGCGAAGCCATTCATTATGTAATCGGATTAAAAGAAAAAGTACAAGTCTCCGAGGAACTAAGAGAAGGCGAAAAATATGTCGGTGTTAATTTGTATTACATCATAGTCACCAAAGAGAGTGAAGAAGTTGAGACTGATGCCAAAGGAGAAGAAGTTAAAGTTGGAAGATTTGTTACTTCCGGCCCCAAAGGGAATATCTTATCAATTCAGAAATTACCAATTAAGAGAGGTAGCATTGTTGATGTTATCAAGGGAGCCAATCCAGACGATGCTTTTGTAGGCAAGTTGGAAATTTATTCTGGGCCTAACTCTTATAAGCAAGTTATCGATAGAGACTTAAAAGAAGGAACTGACACCAAAAAAGCATTTGCAGCAACGGAAAAGTTCTTCAAATTGCTGTTTGATGCGGAAGAGAACACTAAAAAATACATAGCAACCAGCGATCCTGATGTGTCACTAAAAGCAGGAGAGCAAGCCGAGAAAGATTATAATGCAGCCGGCCCATTGCTTAACGAGATTCTTAGTCTGTTAAAAATAGAGCAGACAGAGACAATAAAAGAAAATAAACAAAAATTATCAGAAGAATTACTTGACAAATTGATAAAAGCGGTTATATTAGAATCATAACCCTAACTCGGAGTTATGAATGAACTCACCCCAAGAATTGTGGCTGCGATTAGATACCGCAAGCACAAGACTGAGGCAGTGTTTGCATTGGCTAACATCCCTCGACAAAGAAAAACAACATATCATAAACGCAATTAAAGAACTCGAACAAGCAAAAAGAATATTGGAGGCTAAGTCATGAAGCATTATAGTAATGGCCAAGAACTCAATACTAAGATTTTATCTGGTATTAACAAATTAACCGACTACGTATCTACTACCCTGGGCCCGAAGGGGCGTAATGTGATACTCTTTCATAAAGAACAGGGTGTTCCTGTTATCACCAAGGACGGTGTAACTGTCGCTAAATTCGTTGACTTTGAAGATCCTATTGAGAATGTGGGAGCACAAATCGTCAAACAAGCAGCAGAACAATCAGCGACCAAAGCGGGCGACGGAACAACTACTGCGACCGTACTAACCAGAGCCATCCTTCAGAAGGCCCAACGTTATCTAACTGCTGGTGTTTCTCCAACCGAGATCAAACGAGGCATGGATAAAGCAACTGGTACAATTGTTAATCGTCTGAAAGAGATGGCAACACCCATCAGGTCTCAAGAAGACATCCAGCACATAGCTACTATCTCAGCTAACAATGATAAAACCATTGGTACCCTGATAGCGACTGCTGTTGATTCTGCTGGTAAAGACGGCTCTGTCTTGGTTGAAGAGGCCCGTTCAATTAACACTTCTCTCGATCTCATTGAGGGATTCAGGTTTGACTCTGGCTACATTTCTTCAACCTTTATTAACAATGAGAGATCAGGTACTGTTGAGTATAACAATCCCTTGATTCTGATAACAGACCAAAAGGTTGAAACTGTGGAACAGATACTCCCTGCATTGGAGATCGCCGCAAGAGATAACAACCCTTTGTTGATTGTAGCAGACATAGAGGGCCAAGCCCTTGCTGCCGTAATTGCGAATGCTGTTCGTGGAACAATGAAGATATCAGCAGTTAAGCCACCAAGGTACGGTGAAGAGCGAAGAAACATTCTAAAAGACCTTTGTGTATCTACGGGTGCAACCTTCATCACCAGAGAGACTGGTGTGACACTAAGAACCGTCCAGTTGAATCACTTTGGGAATTGCAAATCAATATCCGTGAACAAAGGCTGGACCACTATTGTTGGTGGTAAAGGAGACGAAGAGGTAACAGAGAAGCAGATTGAAGCTTTGAAGACCGAGATACAACAAACTGACGACCTTAAAGCATGCGAGCGAATCCAAGAACGTATCACTCGCCTTGCTTCTGGTGTTGCTGTCATCAGAGTAGGGGCAGCAACCGAAGTTGAGATGTTAGAAAAGAAGCATCGCATTGATGATGCCCTTGAAGCAGTAAGGTCAGCACAGGAAGAAGGTATTGTTTCTGGTGGTGGTACGGCACTTATACGAGCGACTGATGGCCTGTTTATAGAGACAGATTCAGAGGAGCAATCACTTGGAGCAAAAGTTATCCTTGAAGCGATTGAGGAACCACTGCGACAAATGGCCAAAAATGCCGATAAATCGCCTGATCTTATCGTCAACAAGGTAAGACAAGCCCCACCGGAGAAAGGCTATAATTTTATGACTGACGAGCTTGTAAACATGCTTGATAATGGGATTGTAGATCCTGTAAAAGTTACTCGCTGTGCTCTTCAAAATGCAGTTTCGGTAGCATCAACTCTAATAACAACAAGTCATGCAATTGTTTCGTAATAAAACTATTTATTTCGGAGGTCTATGCTATGACTGATGATCAAGTAACACAAATAACAACCGGAATTCTTGAGATTAAAAATGACATTGAGAGAATAGCCGAGAAACAAGATGAGATGATAAGAGACATGCGAGATGTCAAGACAGCAATCTACAATCCTGACTCTGGTCTTTATGCCAGACTAAGAGCCATTGAACAATGGAAAGAGTCCCAATCAAAGATCCAGTGGGGAGTCATAATGACTGTGTTTGGTCTTGTGACAACAACAATATATAAAATGATAATCAATTCTTAATTGGAGGAAAAATGAAAGTAAGAATGAACCAAGCAGTTCAGCTTGAAGATGTACCTAAAAGCATAGCTAAAATCTTTGAAACCCTGGAAAGCGAATCTAAGCTTGTCGCAACAATGGCCGAACAAGCAGCACAATTGGCTCGACTGGTTTCAGAAATTGAAGTAAACTCTGGTATGAAATACAAACTATTACTACAGTTGCTTCAGGAAATGAAGATCAACTCAGCAGAAATGGACCAGACTATAATTGATATAGCACACATCTTAGATGGTTACATTGGAATTGTAGATAAAGAATCTACTACCCCCGTACCGGCACCCCAGTCAGCACCTGCGAAGCCTCAATTTGACGATTCAGATTTGGCAGGCCCAGACGTAAAAGATTATAAAACATCCCCACCGGATGCGACAAGAGGGGCATGATGCTAACGACGGGTGACTTAGTCAGGATAATGCAAGATTCTTTTCTTTACCCTGCGGATTCGCAACCATGGTTAGCGAAGAGAATCAAGCATCCTGAATATGGAGTGGTGGTTGAGACATTGGGAGACGAAACTACTGTTTTCATTGACAACAATAAATGGATAGTTAACAACAAACAAATTCAACTTATAGGTGATGATAATGTTTATAAAAGTACAAAAAGTATCGGAAAAGACCACGGGTGAAAAATATCTAACAGAAGTTAGAATCAACTCTAAGCACATTTCTTTTATTTCAGAGAATAGACAAATGTCTTATGATTTAATTGAAGGCAAAATCTTTGACGGCATGAGCCCAATGGTCAGATTCTCAGATATAAGTTTACTATCTCCAAACGGCATTCAGAAGATAACTGTTGTCGGAGAGCCAGACTTAATTGAGAGTAGAATCTATAACTCTAAACAATTACTGCGAGATTAAAATGAATGAGTATTACGAAATCTTTGCTTGGTCCGATTGCCCTTATTGCATAAAGGCCAAAGAGCTTTTGATTAAACACAATAAGCAGTTTATGCTTTGTATCTTAGACGAGTCAAAGGACTTGTTAGACCATATCAAACAAAAATACAATTGGATGACAGTTCCAATGATAGTTCGTTATGAAAGATGCTATCCTCTTCAATGGCAGCAGGAGTTCATTGGTGGTTATAGCGATCTTGTTAAAAAGTTTGGAGATGACAATGAAACAAGTAATTCAGAAAGTTGAAAAGCCTTGGGGCCACGAAGTAAGATGGGCCATTAACGATAAGTATCTTGGTAAAATCCTACACATTAAGAGGAACAAGAGACTATCAACCCAGTATCACGAAATTAAAGATGAGACTGTTTATGTTTTGAAAGGAGTGCTGGTAGTACACATCGGCCTCAAATCAGACGGACAGCCAGAATCAACCTTTATATTGAGTGAAGGGGAAAGTATGAGGATAGAGCCGAATACAATACACAGGTTCTGTGCTCCCCAAGATGGTTTTGTGGAATTGGTTGAAGTCTCAACACCAGAGATAGAAGATGTTGTAAGACTACAAGACGATTTTAACAGAACTTAGTAATACAGAGCCGTAACCGTTTCTCGCTCATAGTTACTATAGGAGGGGACAGGTTATGATATTATTTTTATTATCATGTTTGATAACAATGGAGGTGGACGAGGAAAAGACCTCGGTTCTTTTTGAGAACAAGAGTTTCCCATCTTGTGACCAGAGATATCATTCTGGAATTGAAAGTTCAATCAGAATACAATTCGATATGGAAGGTCAAGTAGGAGGATGGGGATCAGGCAACTATTTGAAGATTGGCAAGTATAACTTTGTTTTAACTGCTGCTCATGTTGTTGATGAGGGAGATATCTTTATCTTAGATGGTGAACAAAAGATACCAGCAAAGGTTCTTTATAAAAACACCCTCAGGGATATTGCGATAATCAAACCAGAAACAGATTTGAGCATAAAGCCAAAAGTGGTTAAAGTGAATGACGATCCTGACTTACTTGGTAAGATCGTTAACTACACTGGTTATCCATCTAACATTGGAAAATCAACTTATACTGGAACTGTAGCGAATAGTGATGCGAGCAAGCTGATAATTCAGTCTTTTGCTTTGCCTGGGTCATCTGGCTCTGTTGTTTTCGATAAGAAGGGTAGGGTTGTTGGAGTTGTGTCTGCTGTGTCAGTCAATCAAACTCCTTTATCTCCTTATCCAGAACTCATAGAAACTATTGTTTACGTTGAAAGAGTTGGGTTTCTCAATAAAAGATTTCTTAAAGAGGTGTTTATGAGTGCCGAGCAAAACAAACGAAGAAAATAATGATATCTGTGAAGTTGGAGACTTGTTATCTGACACAGGAAAACTTGGGGTTGTAACTCGTATATTGAAATCAGGGGCAATGCAAACTGATTTTCCACTAATTAAGTGGAGAGTCAACTATGAGATTTGTTACCTTGATGGAGACATCCAGATTATTGGGGAAAGCACCTTGGCTAAACTGATAGAGCAAGGAATCATAGTTCTATTATAGCGGAGGCTTTATCATGGCAGTATACAGTAAGGATAGATACGATTCTGGTGATCTTGTTTTGATTGATGATAAAAGAGGCTTCAGGGAGTTGGTCATAGTTATCTCACCAAAGATACCTATGTACCATAAGGAATATGAGTTTTATCAAGTCTTTTCTATAAAAGAGGGGGTGTCTTATGTTGTACCATGTGATTTGGTAATTGGAGAGTATATACAATGAACAAGAATGACTATAAAGTAGGAGACTTAGTCATGCACAAAAGAGATAAAAGATACGGAGTCGTGATGTCAAAGCCTGCTGTATTTCATGGCATGATGGCCGGCATCACAGTTTGCAGAGTAGCATGGCTGGATTCCAAAAATAACAACTTAATGGACTTAGACTTTTTACAAAAGATTTCCGTGGAGGGAAAATGACAACAAGAAAAATTATTGCTTCTGCTATCCTTTTTTTAATAGCACCTTTTTATGAAGCATGTGTGATAAAGGTTATGGCAAATGGAAATGAATTGGGCGACATAACAACGAGTATTGAAAAGACCTATGTAGATAATTCATATACCCAGATACAGCAAGAGAGCACGGCTACTACTACCCCCCTACCCCAACGGGAGAATGCGGTAAGTACAAAGCCAAAGATCAAAAAGAGAACTCCTAAGAAAAGAGTTAAGAGGCCACGGCCAAAAACCCGCAGACCAAATAAGTATAAGAGAGTGGTTTCCAAAAGACCACCATCTAAAAGAAACAAAGCACCGAAGAGGAAGACGATTACCAGAAGAATCAATAAAAAACTAAAAAAGGTCAAAAAATGTCCTACTCGAAGCAAAAGAAACAAGGTATATTGTAAATACAAACCAAGGAGGTAAGCAATGGCTAACATTTATTGGGCTGGCGAAAAGGCCCCAAAAGAACAAGCAGTTGAGATGTTAATGGAAGAGATGCCTGAATACACGGACAACCGATTTTGGGTCCGTTTTGAGAGCGACGACACCAGTAATCACTTAACCGCAATCGTTGAAAGTGAGCATAATGCAACAACACCAGAGTTCAAGTTAAAAATGAAACTACCGCCTAAATATATGGGACATAGATTGATTATCAAGTCAGTCCCGATAGGCTACATTGATGCAATCCTACTTGCAAAGGAGTCAGACCATGCTTAAACCATTCAAGATTAAGGCAGAGCACCTGAAAGAGTATTCAGAACTGGAGCCAGACGACATAGGGCTATATGCTCTAAGAGTGAAGGAAGGACAGGAATTGATGATTTATGAAAATAAATCAGTTGCTCAAAAAGCATATGAATATTTTAAGAAGAACTTCAAATAGGACAGTTTTTGTCCTACCCAAACCAAATATAATAAGATAGAATGTTTATACAGCAGGAGGCTCAATGAAAGTTTCAGACTTGGTTAGACTCAAGCCAGAACACAATGACGTTGGGTGGCTTGATGTGATTTTTGTAATAATCGAAGAAGATAAAACCACTGGTATGGTGACGATATGTAATGGAGAGTGGAAGTTTCCCATGCCTAAAAGATTTTTGGAGTTAGTTCATGAATGAAAAAATAGAAGCAATCAAAGAAGCGATCACCTTCATAAGGCACAACTGGCTTGGTAAAGCAGACCTCTGGAAAGGCGATGCTATTGATTTTGTTGGTGCGGTGATTAAATCGGAAGTAAGCCATGTCGACATCAGACACCTTATTGGTGCTATAAATGATGGAGAACCTACCCCG